TCTGTGTTCGATACTGATTTGCTACTTGAATTAAATCTGTTGCATTAAACCAACCAGTTTTATGATTTTGTCTAATAACACCATCTCTAAACTTCCTTTCCATTATTTGTTCTGTTTTCAATTAAACTCCTTTGTAATAATTTAAAGAATATTAGTATAATATGGCTTAAAAACAAATAAAATCATAATATGGATATTATCATATTTACATTGTAACCTATCTATTTTGGCTATTATTTATAATATGGTTTTTTCCATATTATGATTAAATAAACAAAGCCATATTATAGGAGGTATTATTTTTTTTAAGACAGTAGGTTTATACCGATACATTTTAAATGTAATGGTTAGGCTATTTATTTAAGCAAAGTTTAAATATTTCAAATAATAAAACCTTGCTTAAAGTTTTATTCTATACCGCTCGATTTTAAATCAATCATATTAATCATCAATATAAGTAGATGTTTCAAACTCTACCTCATAATCGCAATCTCTATCACCGCAGATTAATCTGTCATAGTCCCAACCGCAACCGTAAAGCATAAGCATATTGCAAAAACATACAGGACATATTTGATTTTCTTTGAATTCCATATTTATTCCTTAGTATTAATAGAAATTAAATCTTAATATGATAGCTTAATTTATTTAAGAAGTTAATAGTGCAGAAATAAAAAAAGGCGGGGAGGAAAATCCGCCTTAACTTAATCTAACTTAAAAGGATTGCAGTATGAAAAAAATCAAACTAACAAGAGAATATTATATTAACTATCCTTATTTTTTACTTAAGATTAAATGTAAAGGAATTGTTACTAGAAGTCCTATCCAAAAAAATAGAATGCAAATTAAGTGTAAGATAATCATAATAAAGTGAGCCATAGTTTTTCCTTTTTGTTTATATACCTACCAAAATATATAAACTGTTTAAAAATAAGAGGTGTAGCTATTCAACCATAGTAATTATACTAAAATATAAATAAAAAAGCCACCTGTTACAGCAAGTGGCTTAAAAAGTTTTACTACACCACATTGTAAAACTATTGCATATCTGGGAATAGAAACAAGAGAATTATATCATTAAAATATTTAAACTACCTTATAGTTTTTACCATCATCTGTAAACAAGAAAACTGTTTTATCACTTCCATATCTTTGTTTTAAAATAGACTTGTATCTATCTGTTTTAAGTGAGATATGCACCCATTCAGATTTGCCTACTTTTTCTAAGATTACTTGACCTATTTTATTATCAAACAAAGGTAAATTTAGCTTAATTAAATTAAATAGTTGTTCTGCTGTTTTAGACTTTACTCTAATATCAACCGCTTCACCTTGACTATGTTGTGAAGTTTTTGAGCCACCTACTTTTTTATTTAAAGCTTCACCTCTAAAGCCACTATTAATATAAATAGGTTCTTTTAAAATATCTCTTAAAGGCTCTAAAATATCGTTTGCTAAAGATACTAAATTGTCTAAATACTCTTTTGCTTCAAGTCGATTTTTTTCGATTAAATCTGTATGTGATGTATTTGTAAGTTCGTTAAATGTAAAGTGTTTACTTAGTTTCATTTTATTAATTCCTTATCTAAATATTTATAATCCTCTGAAAAATAAACGCATCTTCCTTTTCTAATACTATTTGAATAAGGAATAAATCCAAAGTGCCACCCTATTTTTGGGAATTTAATATAAAAATTATATCTATCGTGTTCTCTTATTTCCTCGAACATATACCCAAAATTATAAAATGTATTCCTACAAATCCATTTAAAAGTTTTCATTCCATCTATTATAGGATATTCAGCTCTTAAGTCACCTAAGTCAAAAGCATTTCCAAAAGGTTTATCAATAGTTTCTTCAATTTCAACTCCATCGTGAGTATCATAATTTGAGTCATCATCAAACCATCTCCATAATCTAAATGTGAAAAAATACTCAAGTTTTGATACTTTATTATATTTTATATAAGCTCTATTTTTAAGCATAAAAGCTTTTTTACTTTTATTCATAGGATAGTAACACATAGTTTTAGTATCTAAAGTCCATTTTCTTTCAAGTAGTCTAGGTAAGTAGATATCATTTTGTAAAACATAGTTATAAACTCTATTTCTTGCATAAGCTCTTATTTTGTTATGTGATAATAGATAAAAAACAACAACTCCAATAATTTTTCCTTTTAATTTATCCAATAGGATATACAAGTATCTTAAGTATTTCATTTTTTACACTCCAAATTATATTTTTCATTTTGCATTTTATAAAAAGAAATAGCACTTTTTAACTCTTCGTTTCTTGCTTCAAAAAGTGATAAATCATCTTTATAAACTCTTATTTGCATATCATCACTAATTGTTACATCTTGTAATTCATAACAAATAAACTCTTTTTGAATAACTACTTTTTGCGAACAACCACTAAAAAGAAGTGATAACAAAATCATTGCTAATATTGTTTTCAATAGTTCCCCTTTTTTGATTTTCGATTTTTACTTTTTCACTTGCTTTTATTGTTGGTACTTTTGACTTTTCAATATCTAAGTCAAACTTAGCTTTATCTTCTATGTTTTTGATTGAAGTTTCATATCCATTTACAATAAGTTTTTCATTTTCAACTAAGATACTGTTTTTATCGTATAAGTGTTTTGAGATAAAAAATAGTGATATAATTAAGATAATCAAAATTCCTACAATATAATTCATTCTAACCCCTTTTGTTAAATCTATCAAATAGCCAAACCGCAAATTTGCTTTCAGCAAGTATTAGTATATTATAAGCTACTACACCACTTAAAGCAACTATTACATCTCTACCATAAGTTTTAGGTTCTAGTAAAGTACCAACTAGATACCCTACAAAAACACCTAAAACAATATTTATAAAAAGAAGTGAAAAGCTAAATTTAACTATTTCACCATCTTTTGCCATTTTTTTATGCTTTGAGTATTCAAGTAAACAAGCAACACTTCCACCTATTGCACCTAAAAATATATCTCTTAAGTTCTCAGGGCTTAGCATCTTCTAACCTATTGCGATGCTCACACGCGATTAAAAAAGTCACAACAAAAATGCTACACATAAAAGTAAAAACAGTAAAAGCAATATAATTACTTTTGATACTGTTTATCTCACGATAAATCTTATATCTTGCTTGTTCTTGTTCTACTGTTAAAGTTTTAATAAATGCTCTTTGTTGTTCGATATGGTTTTCAACACTATTAGCTAAAAACATATTTGCACCTAAAGTTGTGAGTAGTAAAAAGGCACAAATAAAGATTTTAAATTTATTTATTTTCATTAACTCTCAGTCCTCTCCCCGTCTATTTCTTTTATCATAGCCTTATAATTTTCAAAGCTTGTACCATCTTCAATAGCTTCATTTGATAGAGTGATACAATTTGAAATAAAGCTTATCATTTCAGCTTTGTACTCTTCACCATATATTCCTAAGTTTGCAGATGATTGCTTTTCTAAAGGATATTTTTTTGTGATGATTGATTGTGTGTAAGAGTTGATGTTTTGAACTCTTTGCTCCTCTGTCATTGGTGGATTATTTATCTCGTAAACTATTTGTTCAAATTCTTTTTTTGTTATCTTGATTAACTCATCTCTTTTTATGATAGACTGTGATGGTTCATAATATGGTTGATTTTCTTTATTTTTAAAATACATTTATTTTTCCTTTTATCTTAGTTCTAACCAGCTGTCTAAGACCGCTCTTGAAATTAAATTAACTTTGTAGGTTTCTCCAGCTGGAATAACACAAGTAAATACAATGTTATATCCAGCTGAAACACCATAAGATGTGAAAGTTTTCGATATTTCACCTCTTGTAAAACTTGCCACAAATGACCCTTCAGCATTACTTACTATTGTTATTTCTATTTCAATAGGCTTACCAGTTGTATTTGTGTATGTTACTCCAGAACTTCTACTCGCAGTTAAATTTTGCCAAGTTTGACCCCAGCCAAAAGAAAAAGATTTAATCCAATTAATTAAATTAGCAAAAGATAGTTTTTTTAACAATCCACCAGTTTCTTGAATAACCATATTATCAGTATTTGATGGTATTGGTTTATTTGTTAAACTATTTATATCAAGCGTAGCTTCTGATATAGCTGTATCCACTTCTGTTTTATTATAAACTTCCGTCTTATCGTAATAATTAGTTTTAATATAACTATTTGAAAAAGCCTTATTTGTTGCAATAGTTGTATCATCAATCGCCCCTGCTGTTAATGTTGCTATTGCACTAACTGCTTCATCTCTTGCTTGTACTGTTATATCTCTTGCATCAATTACTTCTACTAAATTGTTATTGCTTTGAGTATTCGACTCATTTATTTTTACTATTGCTGTGTTTAAACTAGCTATTACGCTTGTACTTTCACTTAACCAAGTATTCATTTTTATAAAATAATCTTCTTGACCATTTTGCGGCGTAACTGACCAGTTGGTTACTATTGGTATTACTATTGCAGCCATTCTCTAAACTCCCTTATTTCAAATTTATATGTGTTTTTTTCTTGATTAACTCGAGGATTGAAATTATAATCTCTTATAATTCCGTGAGTTAAAATCATTTTTTGCTTATCACCTTGCGATTGACTTCCCGATATAACAACCTTTTGACCCAGTAAAGATTTAATTCTTTGCATATAAGTATCTTTTGCTTCTTCATCGACAACTAAAGTAAATTGTTTTCTATCTAGCACATCTTTTTGAGTTAAATCTGTTGGTGAGTATAAATCACCATTCGATGCTTCTTCTAAAGTTCCGTAAACTTTCCCATCAATAGATACAGAATCTTCTACGATTCCTAAATCAACAGAAGTACCAATTAAAATTTCACCAATACTTTGATAATCTCCAAAAAATGTAATCTCAAAATCTTGTCCAAAAGTTGGATAGAACTCTACTATCTCACTTCCTTTTTTTCTTGGCTGATTAAAACAAAAAGTTTTAAAGTCAGTAAGAAATGAGTAATCCGACATTTCGATAATTTGATTTATTTTTTCAACTCCATTAACTGAATATTGAACTTTTACCCTTTCACAATCTGTATTAAAAAGTGCTATTCTGTCTATTCCAAAGTTTGAAAACTTGATATATGTTTGTGCATAAAAAGTTACATTTGTAATAATTTCATCTTCAAAAGTTGTATCTATTGTAAAACTTAATCTATCTGGCTCAATAGAAACTATTTTAAAGTAGCCATTATTTAGATTTGTTCCAACTATTTTTATTTTATCTTCGACATAAATATCCTTACTTAGTGGAGTTGATAGAGAGCAAATATTTGTATTAAAATTTACACTTCCTAAATCTGTAAAACTTCGACTATTTCTTGTTTGATTGTTTAAAATTCCATCAAACATAATATAACGATTTAAAACGCCCTCGTATCCCCATTCGGTAGTGTCTTTCTTAGGTATCGGATAAGATAAAGATATTCTATATAACGGGTTGGGATTACTACCTATATCAACAAAATCAGCAGGAGCTAAAGGGTCTTGAATTGTAAAGTCTGTAAGCTGTGTATGTTTAGCTTTGTAGTATTTTTGATTTCTGATTGACCAAACTATTGTTACATCAGCAACTGTTGGAACTTTTGTAGGGTCTGGAATTTGAATATCATTGTATAAATCCCATCCAAATTTATTAGATGGATTTAAACTATTCCAAGTATAATGAACTGTTGGAGTAATATCTTTTAATGCAACAAAATGATAGTTTCCATGTCGAACTTCACTACCTTTTAAGTATGCAATATTTTTATCAAATAATAATAAGTTTTCTAAAGGTATAGATGAATAAGTTAAACCAATATTTTGCGGTGTAAATCCTATCATTGCATTTCTACTTTCATTCTTGCATTTCCATAAATAACATCATCTAAAATCTCATAAGTTCGTTTTGGATAATCTGATATATTCTTAAATATTTCTGAAATTATACCTTTTAAACCTTCAATTCCACTAAAATTTGAATTACTAACTGGACTATTATAGCTAATATTTGTAGTATTTGGTAAACTTCCTAGTTGTAATTGTGCAATTTGTTCTGATGTTAATGTTTGTAATTGTTGAATTTGTGCTTTAGATAGAGTTTCTAAGCCACCTAAACCATCAACTATGCTAACTTTCATAACATCTGTTGCAAAATCAAATCTGTTTATGTCTTGTTCAAATTGTCCTACTAATTCCCTAACTAAATATTGGTTTTCGTTTCCTAAAGTTTTTCCAATACTTGATAATTGAGAATATATACTTGAAGCTTTATTTATATCCGTTCCCGTTTTTAAAACCCCAGTTACATCAAATAAGCTTTCAAATTCACTTCTTAACTCATTATATTTTAATATTTTAGCTCTTGTATCTGATAATCCAGTTGTATTAAAACTGTTAATAAAATCAGTTGCAATATTTTTTAAACTTGCATAGAATTCGATAAATACACTATTTACTTTTTCTACTTCCGTATAAACATCACTAAATGACTCACTAAGAGTTATTAATCTTCCGTAAAGTTCTTGACCTGATTCAGTTGTTAAATCTAAGCTAGATAATAAAGCTCTAAAACTATCTTTAGATGATGGAATTGCTACCCCTATATCATCAAAAGATTTAATTAATTGTTGTGTATTAAATGCAAGTTGTTCTTCACTTGTTAAAAAGTTTTCAAAGAATGAATTAAATCCACCTTGCAAAGCTTCAACACTTCCAGCTCCATAAATCATAGAACTAGACAAGCCTTGTGCTGTTTGTCCTAAGAAAATCAATCTATCTCTTAACTCATCTAAAGTTGTATAAGCACTATATAGTTCTTCTGTTGTACTATTTAGATTTTCAATAATTTCTAAAAGTCCATTATTTGTTGGATAAGTTGCTTGTTCTACTTTTTGGATACTTTGAAATAATGCTTCAAATCCTACATCACCTTGCTTATTAATTATTTCAGTATATTTTAAATCTTCAAATCTGTTACCTAATCTACCTATATAAAATTCAGCTTCTTCCATTCCTTTAGCTACTCTAGTCATTGTAGTAAATAAAGCTTCACCTACTTTTTGAAATGGTATTAATGCTGGAAATGCAGTCGTTGCAATCTGGTCGCCAACTTTTCCAAAAACTGCTGTTAAAGTTTCTTGAATTTGTTGCCCAGTTTTTCCTAATAAAGAGATTTTTCCAATACTTACTACAAAATTTTCTAAACTTTTAGATGTTTCACTTGCTGTACTATCTAATGCTTCACCTGCCAAAATAGTAGTGTCATATAGATTTCTAAGCACCAAACTAAACTGCCTTGAAGTTTCATTATCTAAGGCTTGAAAATAATCTGTTACAGTTGTTGAACTTGACTTTTTAAATAAAGATTTTTTTGATATTGTTGTCTGTATGGTTTGATATGCACTACCACTAAAACTATCAATAGCATTTGTTAGTAATTGGTTCGCAAAATAAATTCCGCTATCTGTCATCGTAGTACTTACACTTGTTTTTCCAAATACACTACCTAGAACTTTATTAACTAATCCGCCAAACATTCCTGCAATATCGCTTATTATAGGTATTTTTAATTTAGATAATATTAATCCTACTCCACCGCCAACAATAGCATTAACTAATGTTTCATTTATTTTTATATTCTGTTTGGTTTCACTAAATGGAGTAAATCCTTCACCAAAAGCGAAACCGCCCTGTCTAATTAAAAGAGAACTAACTCCACTTAAGGCATTTGATATATTTGCTAAATACTTATTCATTGATACTAAAGTTTGAAACTGTGGCTCTGCAAAATCTTCTAATATTTCTAAGCTTTTAGTAATTGCCTCACTAACTGCTGTTGGGTCGCCCAATACTGTACCCGCTCCAGTATTGACTGGTGCTGTTGTGTTTATAGTAGTAGTTTTTCCGCTTCCACCAAAAGCAACTCCAATATTAGATAATAGACTTCCCACCATCGCCCCCATTGCAACCATACGAGGTATTGCAGTATAAGGGTCGCCCGTTCCTTGCGTTAAAATAGCTCTTGTACCTTCCGCTAAGGCTAAAGAAGTTTGAGCTATTTGAAGTCCTGCCATTTCTCTTTGATTAAGTCCTGATAACTCACTAATTGCACCTGCAATATTTGAGTAACCTTTTAATTGATTACTAAAGTTTTTTTCGTCCGCATCTGCAATTTGTTCTTTTGTTAATCCAGTTTGTTTGATATATTTTTGATACTCTTTAGTTGATTTATTTAGCTTATCAAAAGCTTTCATAGTGTTAGTAATTGGAGTTTCAAAATTATCTAAATCAATATCAAACTCAAAAGGCTTTAATTTTTCACTATTAACTTTATCAAAGAATTCAGTTTTGTACATTTCAACTAATTCAGGTAATTTCTCACCTGCTAAAGCTTTCCATTTATCAAAGTTTTCGCTTAGTTCTATTTGCCACGCGTATTCAAATTCACCTATTTTATAATAGTAATTTTTCCAATCTTCAACATTTAAAATATCTTTTTGAAGTAAAAATCTTTCATTAAAATTAGCTTTTTCAACTTCTAGTAATTTGTTTAATTCATTAACTGTTAAAGCTGTGTTTTCTTGCCTAATTTTTTGCTCTTCTATTTGCCAAAGATTAGAAAAATCTTTTACTTTTTCATAGTAGTTTGCATATTGATTTTGTCTATTCTCTAGTGACTTTTGATTTTCTTTGTCTAGTTTATTATTTGCTTTTGCTGTATCTTCGTCAAGTTTTTTAATTTCAGCAGTCCACGCTTGAACAACTCCGCTTGTATCTTGACCATTTTTTGTAAGTATATCAAACTGCTCTTTCCATTTTTTGTTAATATCATCTAAAGCTGATTGATAAGGGTTAAGAGTTTTTTTAACCATCTCGTCTATTGATGTTGTGTCAAATTTATTAGGTGCTATTGTTTCTTTTTGTGCTGTTGATTGTTTATTAGTTAAAGATAAAATCTCATCTCTTTTTTGGATTATCTCGTTAAGCTTTTGAACTTCATCGTCATAAGCACTTAAGTTTTGTTCTTGTATTTTTTTAGTATCAGCAAATCTTGAAGCTGTGCTTAAATCTTGATTAACTGCTTCTAATCTATTTTGAATAACTTTTAATTGACTATCAATCTCTTCGTTTAATACTCTAACAGTATTTTTTAATTGATTTTCAGTTAATTTTTGTAGCTTTTCTATTGGTGCATTTAAAGCGTCGCTTAGTATTTCTGCATTTCTTGAAGCACTTGATAAAGCTGTTGCAATTAATGTTATTCCAGTCGAAATAGCAACAAAAGGTATAGTCATCAAGGCAGTTCTTAAAGCTGTTGCACCTATACTTGTAAGTGATAATGATTTACTTGTAGTTTCTAAGCTTTGAGTTAAAGCATTTGCTTTAATTGCGGATTCTTCAAGTTTTTTTGCTTTAGTTTCTAATTGAGTTATTTTTTTTGCATCTTGAACTAATAATATCCCACCATTTCTAGTACTTGCTAATTCAACTGCTAATCTTGCTTTTTCTGCTTTTTCAGTTGCTAGAATCGCCTTTTCTTTTGCTTTTTGTAGAGCTATATTAACGCCTTCGGTTTTGTTAAAGTTCTCTACTACATAGTTCAAACCACCATACACAACTTTTAAGCTTTTAATAGCAACATACGAAGCACCTATTGCAATAGTCGCATTTTTTACATATTCTACTAAATTAGATATTTCTTCTGGGCTTAAATTATCTATTGCACTTGATAAAGATAATATATTTTCCGAAACTGTTTTACTAATTCCAGTTAATGTATCAAAATCATTTATAACTTTTTGACTTGCATTTGATAGATTTACAAAAGATTGTTCAATAGTTTTAGTAAATTTTCCGTACTCTTCATTTAAAACTATTACTTGCGATTTTAAAGCATTGATAATTTTCTCACTTGATAATTGACCATCTTCGGCAAGTTTTTTAAATTGACCCGAAGTAACCCCCATTCCTTTAACCATAGACTCATATAGTCTAGGAGTTTGTTCTCTAATTGATGATAGCTCTTGACCTACTGCTTTAAAATCAGCACTAAAAGCTTGACCTAATTGAACTAGGGCAGCGTTCATACTTTCAGCTGTTCCACCTGATATAATCATTGCTTTATTAATTGAGTCTGTAATGCCTAAAAGCTCTTTTTGAGATAATCCTAAATCTTTAGTACTTCTAGCAACTCGACCGTATAAATCAACCGTTGAAGTATAACTTAATGATGTTTGTTGAGCTATTTTAAATAATTCATTTTGTGCTGTTGTAAGCTCTTGCGTAGATTTAGTAACAAGTTTTAATCTATTATTTACAGTTGTAACTGCATCTACTTGTTTTGCATAACTTCTTGCTAAATCCACCGCACTTAAGGATAGGTAAGCACCAGCCAAAGCTTTGATTGCATTACCCATTGATTTAGTTGTTTTATTTACGACACTTTCCGCCCTGTTAAACCCTTGTACTAATTGTGTAGTATCTGATTTTACATCGATTAAAAGAGTCCCTAAAGTAGTTGCCATAAATAAACCTTTATTTTAATTTAATATAATTTTTTAAAAACATTCAGCTTATATTCCCTTAAAGGCTTGTATAAGCTGTTTGTTATATTCTTCATTTGAAAGTTTAGGCTTTTGTTCTTTTCGTAACATAAAATCACTATGTTTGTGTTTTGCACCACCAAAACTACTAACCATTAAACATAGTGTAGCAAGTTGGTTTTCAACTACATCAACTAAAACTGGCTCTAAAGATAAGTGTTCCCACCACTTATAAAACTCTTTAATTCCCATAGTGTTTTTAAGTTCCCAAATGCTTTTATAACCTAAATGAGCGGTTAATTTGAAGATAAATTTTTCCCGCTCTTTTTCTTTTTTTCAACATCTTCTACGCTTTCAAGTTCTTTTGCTTGATTATTTAAGTTTTCTCTAAAAGTTACTCTTTGTTCTTCTGTAAGTCCGATTTCTTGAACTCTTAGGTAAATTTCCCATAAAACAGGAGTCGCTTTTTTGTTTAATTGCTTAAGTTCTTCATCTGTAAAAAATTGCGGTTGAACTAAAGCATATTTACATACTTGTTTTAAAACTTCTAATCCGTCTACTTCATTATCTCTTACTTTTGCTTGAAGCTTTTTAATATCTTCATCCTCTTGCATAGTCAAATCTCTAATAACTATTTCAGCTCCGCCCATTGTATCTAATTGTACAGTTTCAGTTTGTACCGTTAATGTTTTTAAAAAATCATCTTTTGTTAATTGCATTTTGTTTTCCTAGTTTAAAATTTTTCTAGTTTGTTTTTCAATACGGGGTAAAAACTAGAATAAAAACCCCGCTTAAATTAAGATGCTAGTGTTAAAACTGGTTTAGTACAAATTTCTAATGTTGGATTGTACATAACTGCATTATCTTTAGCAATTCCTAAAGTTGGTTGAGATACTGCTACTTCCATTGTTATATAAGTAGGATTTCCAGTTGTTGGTGTGATTTGGTCATTAAGTTGAATTATCATAATTCTTCTTGTATTTGTATCCCACATATCCCTTAAATCTTCTTGACCTGCAACATCATCTGGCTTAAAAAGTAATTGAGGTGTAAAGTTACCCAAAGAAACCGCACCTAAACTTTTAAAAGCATTATCACTTGACATACAAGTATATTCAGTCGCAGCTTTAGACCCAAGAGAAATATCTCCAATATCTAAAATACAATTAATTTGTTTTGCTGTTGATATAGCCGTTGCTATTTTTGTTACATCTGATAAATCTGTTCCAGTTGCTACTAAATATCCTTTAGTTCCTTGACTTTCTACTATTGATAAACTCATTTTTAATCCTTATCTTTGATTTTAAAATCTATTATTTGTCCGAAATATTGCGACTCATTGTCAAAGTCATCTCTAATATCTATATTATGAGAAACTAAAAATCCAATAAGTGCATTTTTCACCGCTTGACTAATCGCCTTAACATTTGCATAAGTTTTACCCCAAACATTAATTTGAAACCTAAAATCACCCTGATAGATACTACCTCCTAAACATTGTAATTTTAAACCCGATACCACTTGATAGGTCATATATGGTATAACAACATTTTGAGGTGCTGTCATTGGATAAATCCGCCCACTTATTAAACCATTCAAGGTAGTATCATTTTTTAGTAGTTGATAAACTTGTGTTTCTGTCATATTTTAGCCTTCATTACTTCTTGCGGAAGTCTATTTGCTATATATTGTTTACTTACTTGTAGAGCTTCATTTTCACTACCTTCAAAAGCTGGACGCATAAACGGTTGTGCTACTTGTTTAACTGTTCCAAACTCTATGAAATGAGCGTACCATCCATCGTTTTTTTGATTTCTACCTTTAACTGGAGTTACTGTGAAAGTAATTTGTCCATTTTGTGCTTTTCGTCTTATACTTTGGATAGACTTAGATAAATTTCCAGTTCGCTTTGGTACTAAAGTTCTTGCTTCATCTCTCACTACATTAGCCGCGGCTCTTGTAGCACCTACCATTACATTATTTTGTATGTTTTTTGGTAACTTGCTTAAAACTTTCATTAGTTGCGAATTGTCAATTTTTCCACTAATTCCCATTTATAGACTCCGTTGCTTTTACTATCAGCTCTCTATTTCTTTCCATAGAGTCAAAAACGCTTATAAACTTAAATTCTCTACCATTATAAATAGCTCTCATTGAAGCATTTATACCCTCGATAAATCTAAATTTAATTTGATGTGTAGTTTTAGCAAAATCTACATTTGATAAAAACTTTTCATTTCCCGTTATAGGAATAATTGAAGCTCTTACACTTGCAAATTCAGTCCAACTACTTTCCAAAGGTTGTCCAAAATCATCGACTCCACTTTGTAAACTTTGGATAGAAATTCTTTTATTTAAAGTTCCAGCTCTCATAGTGGCTGTATCCTATATTTATATAAAATAGAGATATACATATCGCCTATAATTTCACTTATATTTGTGCCTTGATAAAACTTTTCTCTATTTTCATACATAGTCGAAACTATATGCTTAATATAAGTTTTTATGCTATTTGGTACACTATCATAACCAGCTACAAAAGTTATCTTTATAGCTTTTTTATGATGTTTATGTGGCATTGTTTTTTCAAAGTGAACTCTAAAAATATCATTCTCACCAAATAAATAGTAAAGGTTTGTGTCTAAAATTTGATAAATCCCGTCATTATCCATATATTCAATTTTTTCGATTGATTTTATATGTCCTTTAGGAATAACCATATTTTGAGTAAATCTATCTGTATAAAGTTCAAAAGTAGCTAATTCAAATTGTCTATTAGTGTAGTTTTCGGCATATTCTCTAGCTGTTGAAATAAAAGACTCTAATAAAGCATTGTCTTCATCTTCAAATACAACCGCAAATGCTTTAGCTTCATTTAAAGTAATAGGCTCTTTTATTGGTGCTACTGTTTGAACTAAGTACATTTACTCGCCTTTTGTTTTCTTTGGTTTAGTTTCTAAAGTTTCATCTTTAGATATTTCTTCTTTAAACTCTTTTACTTCAATACCAACATTTTTTAATACTTCCACTCTTGAATCTTCCAGTTCTAAAGTTTCATCTTTAGATATTTTTCTATCAAGGTTTTTATCAAAGTATTCAGTTAAAATTATGTATTTTTTCATAGTTTTATATTAAGATACAGCTTAATTGCTATATCTTAACCCTCCGAAAATTGCAACTGCACTACCTACTTTTGTAGCTTCATCACAAGTAACTTTTACAGCTACATACTTAAAACCATTGTTTGTATCAAACTCATCTCCAACTACTTCAACTTGAACAGTCACTGCACCGTTTCCAGTTGGAGCTGTTCCAGTTATCGCAGCCTTAAGTGGCTTTGAATTTGCACCCGCACTTGATGTAGCTTGTAGTAATTCAATAGTTGCAATTTTTCCAGCTGTTAAACTTGCAGTTGTTAAAACCGCTAAAAGTCTATTGCTTTCCATTTCAAGATAAGCACCAGTTACCGCAGCAGTCCCAATATCTTGGGGTGCTATTGCTTGTTTTACAATTAATTCTTCTGATAATTTATTCATCTTTTTACTCCTTAAATTGCTTTTAAATCTAATATAACGAATGGAGATACAGTATCGCCATTTTCAAGTTTTAACTTATCATTCATTGATGATTGACCATCTACATTGTGAATGATTTTGAATAACGTTTTATCTTGCGTAAACTTAACGTGTTCACTTGCACTTAATACCATACCCGCACCATCTTTAACATAGTAATATGATAAGTCAAGTAACATTACATCACCTTTTTTACCTATTGTTGGAGTTCTTTCTGACCATCTAACTGGGAAACCTAGCATAGTAGGTGCAAGTCCTGCAATACCATTTGTAAAGATATAGTTATCAGCACCATCTTTCATTAAAGCAATAGTTGAATATAGACTTCTTGAAATAACCCATTCTTTAAGCTCACCTTTTGAAGATTGCACCATTGCTACTAAATCTTCAAATATAACTGTACCAGCAGTTGTTCTGTTAATTGCTTTAGCAGATTTGTGATTTAAAAACCCAAGCGGTTTTCCAACTCCATCACCAGAAATAAATGCGTCATCTTCAGCTTTGATAATAGCTTGTCTTAAAAGCATTGTTCCTAGCATTGATGCAGCAGTTGTATTTCTTAATAATTTATTAGAAAATGGAATAAATCCAGCAACTGCTTTTGAGTTCATTGTAATTTCTCTTAATGAGAATCCAGTTTCGTCAATCTCTTCACCTTCTGCTAACCAAGTAGTAACAACGCCTGAATAAACGCCTTTATCGCCCGACTGGTCTAAAGCAGGAAACGAGATTTCAGCATCTGGAAATTCACCAGCTGGAATAACAGTAGCTCTTGGTCTTACAAGTGCCGACTCAGGACTAAATGCTCTAATCATTTCACCAAATTTTTTAGGAATTAAAAAACCACCCTCTGACCCTGTTCCCATTGTTTGCTCTGCAACAAATTCAAGTCTTGAATCTTTACCAGCTTTTACAGCT